GCAGTAACAAAAAGAGTAATGAAGAAGCTAATAGATGAGAAAATGGTAAAAATGGTAAGGAGTGGTTGCTATATGATAACTCCGAAAATGATAAGAATAGGAAATAACTATCAAGGCGCAATGCTTTTAAGGTTATGGGAAACAATTTAAGGTATCAAATATGATACCAAACTAGGTATTTGGTGTCTTTTAAAGACTCTTTAAAACAATCAATAAGGGCTACTTGAACTTATGAGTAATACAAATTTAACACTAAGACCACATCAAGAAAGAGCGTTAAACGCACTCAGAGCAACGTGGAAACAATCAAACAGGCATTTACTACAAGCACCAACAGGGGCAGGAAAAACAGCACTAGCCGCAGAAGTCACAGCAGGTTGTGAAAAAAGCGGATTAAAAGTCATGTTTGTTGCTCCCTATGTGACATTAGTTGAGCAGACAGCCAAAGCATTTGAAAGCTACGGCCTGCCAGAGTGCGGCATAATATGGCGCGACCATCCAAGTACAGACGCAAGCAAGACCATTCAAATTGCATCAGCAGACACACTGATTAGAAGAAACTTCCCAGATGTTGACGTAGTAATAATTGACGAGTGTCATATAAGACGAACAAAGTTACTAGAGATAATGAAAGACAGCCCTGCACAGTGGATAGGACTCACAGCGACACCATTTGCAAACTGGCTAGGTCAACACTATGACAACTTTATAAAAGTAACTTCAATGAGAGAGTTAATCAATCAAGGTTATCTATCTGACTATGATGTATACGCACCAACTAAGCCAAATCTAAAAGGTGTTAAAACTTCCAATACATCAGCCTATGGCAAGGATTACAGGGAGAATGATATAGCTGAAATTATGGGTGATGCTCAAATAGTCGGTGATATTGTCGAGACATGGATTAACTTAGGTAAGAATCAACCAACCATCGCTTTTTGTGTCAATGTCGCACACGCTAACCATGTCACAAACGCTTTTAATCGATTAGACATAGCAACAGAGGTAATGACAGCAGAAACGCCAATAGAAGAGCGTAGAGGCATTATAAAGCGATTCGAGCAGGGAATAACAAAGATTATCTGCAATGTTGGTGTATTGGTGGCAGGCTTTGACTCGGATGTCAGGTGTATTATCTACGCAAGACCTACAAAGAGTGAGGCGAGATGGCTGCAATGTATCGGCAGGGGATTACGCACAGCAAAAGGAAAAGAGACTTGTATCATCTTGGATCATAGCGGCACAGTATTTAAACTCGGTTTACCTTGCTCAATTGAATATGACGAGCTGCCTAGTTCGACAGATGGACTAGACAAAGCAGAGCAGAAGCGAAAGGAAAAAGAGAAAGCCGAAAAGCTGCCAAAAGAATGCCCTAAATGTCACTACATGAAAGCACCAGGTGAATACCAGTGTAAAAAATGCGGCCATAAACCGTTAGGTGGTGAGGATGTTATTGTGAACGAGGATATAAAACTAGAAGCACTAACAAAGCTAGATACTCCAACAATGGCAGATAAGCAGCAATTTTATTCTGAATTAATCGGATATAAGAATGAAGCTAAGATTCTTCATGGTAAAATATATAAAGATGGTTGGCCTGCTGGAATGTATAAGAACAAGTTCAAAGAATGGCCTAAAGGACTACATAAAACGCCTAAAATGCCATCAAAGGAGACAAGAAACTTTATCAAACACTCTGCAATTAAATACGCAAAACGGAGACAAAAAGAACAAGAGCGTATGGAGAAAAACAGAGAAAACATTAAATCACTCAGAGAGATGTTAGCAAAATGAAAACAGTAGAAGCCCTGAAAGGGCAAGAGGAAAAAGTCCTAAGACATTACGGCTTGCCAGAGCCAACACATAACAGGCATGTAGATTGCCCAATATGCGAAAAGAAACGCAAATTTAGAATAGGCATGTTTAACGGAAGTCTAAGATATATTTGTGTTTGTGGTACTGGCTCGGTAATTAAACTTGTTATGGAGACAAAAGGCTATGATTTCGCGACAGCAGCAATGGAAATAGACGAGATAATAGGTAATACAAGCAAACCTATTGCATTAAGAGAAAAGCCTAAATTCAATGCAAAGGAGAGCGTTAAAATGCGTTTTCCTAATCTGCATGACATAAAAGAATCACAAGTTGAACAGTATTTACAATCAAGGGGTATTTACACACTTCCACAGATGAGTGTTAAGTTCTCTCACAGTGAATACGATCACAATTCAGGTCGAAGCTATAAAGCGATGGTAGGTATAGCCACAACAGACGATATGGACGTTGCTTACTCACATACTACTTACCTTGAAAATGGCAAAAAAGCAGATGTTGAAGCCAATAAAAAGATTAGGACCTTAAACGACTTTAACAAACCATGTAATACATGCGGCACTGTTCATTCTGCAAATGTAGCGATAAGAATGTTCCCACAGGATAAAGTATTAGGGATAGGAGAGGGCATAGAATCCTCACTCTCAGCTTATCAATTATACAACATCCCCACATGGTCAGTTATGAACACTAGTGTAATGAAGAAATTCACCGCACCATTGGGAGTGACTACGTTATATATATTCGCAGACAATGACAGCAACGGAGCAGGACTAGCCGCAGCCTTTACTTGTGGACACAAAAACATACTAGCAAACAACCATGTTGAAAAGGTCATAATCAGAGTCCCAGAGCAAAAGAACAAAGATTTCAACGATTTACTAATCAATCCTATGGCAACAATAGACTACGAACTGGAAAAATAAATGACAGAAACACAGAGAGAATATAACAACATGCTAACCCTCTTACTTTCATGGCAACTAGCCAGGGTGGATGGAAGAAACGAGGCAGCAAGCATTAAGAAAACCGCTAGAAAACTTAAAACACAATGCAGACAGTCCAGATTCTATGAAACCTACAATCGTATCGGCAATGCAAGAAGTGAGTTACAAGTTATGCAGATGATTAATCTATGCTGGCAAGGTGCAAAGGAGCAAGGTTTATTATAGGAGTTGCAAGAATGGATTCTCCTGTTACAATGGTTATGCAAACTAATCAAAAATAACAGGAGTCCATCATGGATTTAGTATTGACAGACAATGGTCAAATAAAAACCACATCAAAAATTATAGCCGATGTATTCGGCAAAGCACACAGAAAAATACTTAGAGACATTGAAAGCCTAGATTGTTCAGAAGAATTTAGAGCGGCCAATTTTGGGCTCTCCTACTACACAAGCCAACAAAACAAAAAACTAACCTGCTATGACATCACAGAAGATGGGTTTTATTTCTTATGTATGGGCTTTACTGGAAAGAAAGCGGCAAAATGGAAAGAGTCTTTTATTCATACATTCAAGGAAATGAAAAAAGCCCTTTCAGATGTTGACTCCAGAATAATAAAACTCGAACAAGAAGCAAAGAAGATAAAAATTGCAGGCTCTCAGTGGTCAAAGATGGGGCATGAAATAAACCGCGTTAAAAAAGGCCACTTGTTAGAAGTGCAGAAAGTTATGGATGAAGTGCAAATGAAATTGGAGTTTTAAATGACATACACAGACCAACACGAACCTTGTCAATTAGGTGCTTGCTTAGTCCTAGACAGTTGCGAAATCAAAGACAGAAACGAGATGTTAAATCCATACTCTACAGACTGGAATAACATAGCAGCATACTTCTCATTCAATGCAACAATGCAGAGAACAAAAATAGTTGATGAAGTATTGATTAATCTTAGGTGAGGAATTGCCCCTCAGGAGCAAACTAGAGGGGCAGGAGACAACAAAGTAAACAGAGAGATTAACTTTGTTAAATCGAATACTATCACACTATCAAGAAAGCTCAAATTTGTTCGATAAATAATCATATAGTACACTAAAAGAAAACAACCAATCGGAGCAATAACATTGAACACAAGTTAAGAGGTAGTATTATGATTAAAATATTAAAGAGTAAATTGGGACTCAAGAAAGGCCAGAAGTTCGACAGCTTGAAAACAGATGGTAAATTGGCAGTCCTAAAAAGTAAAAAACGAGTGGCATTCATTCCCATTGAATTACTGTCACAGATTGAAATAGAGTACACAAATGGAATACATACAGAGATGTAAATAAAAGGCCCACAGACTTTAAATCTAGTGGGCTTTTCTCTATAATGCGCGACCCAATTTAAGAGGTCACACAATGAAACAAAAAGCACTATCATTCACACAAGTTCTAACAGCACTTTTTATCACAGTAGTTATTATTGAATCACTGGCTAGACTAAGCTAACCAGGTTATACATAAACACAATAAACACAATAAAACAGATTGCACCTAGACCATTGTTGATTGAATATCCTTTATTCATAACTTCACTCCTTGCGTGTCAATCCATTCGTAAACTTGCTCAAGTAACTTATCGTTAAAATCACCAAACTGGACTTTTAGCC